ATCAAAGGCCGTTGTGAACCGGCCTATTCCGTTATCCGCCGCCTCGGCGGTGTTACAGCCACAGCAAAAATCCTCGCCATCGCCCCAAGCTCAGTCAGCCGTTGGTTAATCGAAGACGGCACAGCCGGTAAAATCCCCCAGAACCATTGGAAAGCCCTAATTGCCCACGCCAAGAAGCGCAAAATCCCGCTCGGACTCAGAGACCTTTTCGGCGTTTAATCAGAGGCAATCATGCGTAATTCAGAATTCCTGTCTGCCATCTATGGCAGGTTGCGGGATGATTATGGCTGGACGACATCCTTCGCAAGCGATCCCAGTAATGCCCCGCCAAGTTCGTGGCTGGGCAGTTCGTGGTCTGGGTCGGAATCACAAAAGATCGTCATTAATAAGCGCGGCGAGGACAATAATTATTATTGCGTCAGCGTCATGCTATCTCGTGGCGGCGACAAGCGCCGTAATAAGGATTGCTTCGGGCGGCTGGCTGTCCTGCTGGCTGATGACGTATCACCGTCTGGTTTAAACGACCTTGTAGGCTCGTATTCCTATGCCTTGGAAACGTCCAGGGGCAGCTACCAGGTCGGCGTCATGCTGGACCCGGCAGACCCAGACACCCAGAACGCGCCCCTAATAGATGCCGTTTTGCGGGCAATGGGGGCCAGCGGCCATGTTAAGGCCGACAGCAGTGGCAACAACCCCGTCAGATACGCCAGGCTGCCTGTCGGCACCAATACCAAGAACCGGGAAAGCGGCCACTGGACCACCCGGCTGCTGTATCACAAGCTGGATGAAGTCTACAGCCTAGCGGATGCCGTAGCTACCTTCAGCCTAGACCTTGACGTCATCAAGAGCGGGGTCGCCGCACCCAAGCCCAAGCCTGACGGCGTTGGCGATGCAGTCGAGCTATTTAAGGCCATCATCAACCCAGACCTTGACCAGCGGTCATACCATGACCCGCTTATGAAGCTGTCGGCCAGCTTGGTCGCCAGCGGGCTGAAGCAGGGCGCAACCGTAAACCTGCTGCGGTCCGTCATGCTGGCATCCAAGCCGCCAGAGGAAGGCGAGGATCTGGAGCGTTGGCGCGAGCGGTTTGGGCCTGATCTGGTCCGCATGGTGCAAGGCGCTGATAAATACGCGCCTAAGCCAGAGGAGCCGCTAAACGTCGCCGCATATTGGAAGACGATTGCCCAGCTTGGCGAAAGCACCAAGAACATCAAATGGTTAGTCAAGAACCTGATCCCCGCCGATAGCATGGGCATGATCTTTGGCGCGTCCGGCACGTTTAAATCATTCCTCGCCTTGGACCTTTGCCTGTCTGTAGCCAATGGCTTGGACTGGACAGGCCGCAAGACTGCAACCGGGGCCGTGGGATACATGGCCGCAGAAGGCGGCGCGGGCATATATAAGCGCATTATGGCCTGGCAGGGCGGCGTTGACGCGCCCAATAACTTCCATATTTGCACGGTCCCCCTGCTGCTGTCGGCCAAGGATGAAGTTGCCTCGCTGCGGGCTTCCATCATCGCCCTGCCTGAAATCCCCAAGCTGATCGTCATCGACACCCTGAGCCAGACCTTTGCCGGTGACGAGAATAGCTCCAGCGATATCGCCAGCTATCTGAGGATGATTAACAGCGAGATACGCGAGCCTTTCGGGGCAACGGTCCTGGTGATCCATCACAGCGGCCACAGTGCCAGCGAGCGGCCCCGTGGGTCGTCAGCTATCACAGCCAACGTGGATTTTCTGCTGGGCTGCTTTCGGTCCAATCCTGAGGCGCTGAACGCGCGCCTGGAAGTCACCAAGCAGAAGGACGGCGACAAGGTGAAGGGCCTGTATTTTGACCTAGAACGCCGGATCATAGGCAAGGATGAGGAGAACGAAAACATTTCCAGCCTGGTTGCCGTTTACCACGACTCAGTGGCCGCAATCCGCGAGAACAACGATGCGGGCAACAAGTACGAAGTCTTGATAATGACGATGCTAACAGAGGCCCAGGGCGGGCAGGTCATGGAAAACACCATGAAGGACGCCGCCATTCCTATGGCTAAAATGAGCCGGGACAATGCAACGCGCGGCATACGCAAGGCGCTGATGAAGCTAAAGGGCGAACACAGGGTCCGCGAAGGCGTGGCCGGAACATGGATGCTGGCGGATTAGGTGCCCCCCCGGCGGAAACCGCCAAGCCACACACCGGGGGAGCCGCCACCGCCCCAAAGGTGGAAGGGCGGGGCGTTTAATCTGTGATGATTTCCGAAAGCAGGGCTATATATCCCGCGATGTCCTGCAAGCTGTCAATGTGCTGCGGTGACGCTTTCAGCCGGGACATCTTTAAATCCACCATACAAAGGCAGACCTGGGCGGGTGTCACCTTATGGCCTAGCGTGGCGCTCCAACGGGCTGCCGTGTCGCCCAGGTTGGCCCGTGTGTCGCCGTACACTTCGCCGCGCTCGCGCACGATAAGGGCAACCTGAGAGAGAAAGTCGGCGGCTTTCATTTAATTATATCCTTTGTCAGTTCTTCTATCGCGTTTAAGGCGCTTTGTGGCACGAAATAGCATGGCCGCGAGCCTGTCGGGTCTTTCCAAAACTCAGGGCGTTTAACCGCACCAATGCGACACCAGCCAACCAGCCGATACTTGCCAAAGCTACCTATCACAAACACGCAAAGGTCGGCATCATTGTCGCTCTTGTGCAACAACAAGTGACCATTGGCGCGGTCTGTATAGCGCACCTGGAGCGGGCCAACGTCAGGCGCTTTAAAGTCGCCCACAATCCCAGCCCAGTACAAATCTAGCCCCTTGGCAACGGCCAGTTCGGCCATAGTGCCTTCAATAGCATTGTGCCAATTATAACCCTGCTGGCCGTGCGTGGGTTGCCTGTTCTCGTCTATGACCTGCACCAGCCGCAGTGCGCCAACGTGCGCCCCATGAAGCATCTCGTACCAGCTAAGAATAACGTCCACTATTTGATTTTCCTGAGCTTGCTGGGCTGCTCAATGCCTTCGCTTGGTTTAAACGGCCAGCCTGTCGATGCGGCGGGCATGGTTTGAGCGCGCTGCGCCCAAATGGCATCAAGGTAATGCTCAATTGTCTCGCAGCTTTCGATTAGCTCTTCCAGCATTTTGCGCGATGAAATTTCTGGTGTCATGGTGTTTCCCCTAAATAAATAGCAATAGAAGGCCAGCAACAGACAGCCAGAACGCGGCCAGGCCGGTCAACATATATAAGATGCCTCTGTCCATGGTGCCTCCATTAAAAGCATATATCGCAGGTGCAACCCATTTTACCGCCGCTCTCACAGCGGGGCGATGCAGGGCGCGGCCTACAAGTCGCGCAATCATAGTGGAGCCGGTCCTTGCTATCAAACCGGGCCGTCGCCAGCTTGGCATGGCGGACGCCGCACCGGCAAACGAACGGGAATTGGATGGGCTTTAGCTTGTCCATTATTCGACCTTCCACTTTTTCCAAGCATCGGCCAAGTCCCACGCGAACTTTTGTTGCGCGTTATAAATTGATCTGTCTCGCACTGATGCGGCTTTGTGTATCGTGTCAATGTACGCGACTAGCATCGGGTCAGCCGGGGGCGGCTCAATGGTAGGCGGCACCAATTCCGCAAAAGGGATTTTACGGTTTCTGCCTATTGGGCGGCGTTTAACCGGCTTTTTGCGCTTGGTCATGACCTGGTGTTCCATAGTTCTATCGCTTCGTCCATCGTGTGTGCGGTGGCCTGACTTTCCACCGGGCAGTAATCGTTGGAACATGTGACAGCGTAGCGGCTTACAACAGGCCCGCAACTAGCGTCATGGCCGCAGAAAGGGCACGGCAAGGGCTTAATCATAACGCCCACGCTGCGGCATGTAATACGAACGCCAGAACATACAGGGCGGCCATCAGGCCCGCCAGCATGGCGGCGGCTAGGGTCATGTGGGCGAGGCGAAAGAGCCAATTGGGGGTTCTGGGCGGTGGTTCGTAGCATGTCATGGCGGTTCCTTTCAGGGATGGCAGTATGGGGAGCGCGGTTAAACGCTCCCCGGCTTGGTTAGTATGCGGCAGCGCGAACGCCTTGCACGGACTTATAAGTGCGAACAGTGAGCGGCTTGCCTTTGGTCAGACGGGGGCCATTTTTGATCTTAGAACCTATAAGCTTGCTTGGGTTTGGGGCCGCAAAGGTGTAAATGCCCGGCTGAAACTTGCCGCCCCTATCGAACGCTATGATCTCGCTGCGCATGGAATTGTGGACGATGTACCGGGTCCAGGTCTTACCAGCGAGCAGGTACAGGCGCGAAAGATGGACGCGAACGCCCTTGATCTTCAATTCGCGCCCACACGCCTTCGCCACGGCGCAACAGCCGGGGTTCTTGCGGGTGGCAAGCTGGCAATCGGCGCTGGTGACTTCAAGTTTCAGTGGCGTTTTTGCGTCAACAACGGGAAAGCCGTCAATCTGTTTGTTTTGCATTGTCATTCTCCGTATGGTCCCGCCCTTGCCGGAATGGCTTCGGTGCGGTGCGGTTTCAGGCTAGGCTAGGCTAGGCACGTTTGACACAAGTTAGGCAATCAACATCTTCTAACCTGTCGGTTATAATTATTAACGTGTTGGGGTTATCGACAATCGCCTTGTGAGTATTGGGCGGGCCTTCGATGCGGACGCCGCGCCGATTGCAATAGGTGCATGTCACCCCGTGGCCGCTCTCCCATCTGACATAGTGGGTTCTCATTCGTCGGCCCGGTTACTAATTACCCCAGCAACAACGCCGGGCATTTTATCGCTGATAAAATGTACAAGGCCGGTAAGCTCTTGCCGCATAGACGGCGCGGAGCGAATAAGCTTTGCAATATCCTTATGCAAGCCGGGCGCAATGCGGCAGACTTCCGCCTTACCGGCCATGATGTAATGCAGCTTGCCGCGCTTAACGATGCGCCATTGTGCAATCCATATCCTAATATCGCTTTCGGTGGGGGATTTGAGTGTCATGCTAGCGCGCTCCCATTACAACGGCATTATTGATATTGTGGGCGGTGAAATTGCCCTTGAACCGTAACAAAGCGAACGCCTTCACGAAATAATCGTTGTGCGGCGTGCGGATATAGGTTTCGGCGGTGTTCCGGCCCGTGCGGATAACCCTGTGGCTAAAGCCATTTGCATCGTTAAACTCTATGGCGGTGGTTTTGGTGTTTTTCATGCTTCACCTGTTGCTTTGGCGATTGCGGCGCGGGCGGCAATCAAAAGCCTTTCCGCGTCTTCTGTTTCTGACGCCCCGCGCTCAAAGTCTATCGACTTAACTATTTCCTCCAGCACAGCCAGCAAGTCAGGCGCGGCGGCGAAAAGGCGTGCGTTTGCCAGCGCGCGGTAATAATCGGGCGCATGGTCCGGGTCGCCCGTTGTCGTGGCGATGGTTTGCCCGGCGCTATCATGGATTATAAAGCGATGCTTATTTCCCGGCGCGTTCTCGTATATCGAAAATTTGCCGCTTGTGTGTTTCGTGTTCATGGCTTGGCTTCCTTTGGTTGGCTTGGCTTGCGTATGGAACAATATAAAGGGGCGGCTTGTCAATAGGGCGGGGCGGCGGGTTAGGCCTCCGCCGCGATGGCGTCAAATTGCTCATCCGTCATCGCTTCGGGATGGCGCGGCCAGTGCGTGCTGATCACGTCGGCGAAGATTTCCGCTTCGGCTTCGGCAAGCGTCATGGCAACAGAGAAAAGCACAGTCTTTCCCCATGGCAGGTTGGCAACTTGATGGCGCGTCAAAAGGGCAAAATCCCCGTCGATCATCCTTATTTGGTATTCCCGCCCGTCGTCGGTAAGGATGATGTGCGCGGCCTCTGCGGCGGTCAGGTGGCGTGCGATTGGCTCGCCGTCGATATCTACAACTGTGTATTTCTGGCTCATTTTGGCGGTCTCCTGTTCGGGGCAGTCATTCCGTCCCGTATAAACCCCCGCATAGGGCAGGGGCTTAGGCTGGAAGGCTAGAGAGAGGCGAGCAAGGCCTTGCTTTGCGCCAGAAACGAATAGGCCTCTTCCCCGCCATTGTTTTCAGCGAATTCCACCCATTGCTGCAAAGCTTCAAGCAAGGCTGGTGCCGCTGAAATCAAGCTGCGATTAGCCTCACGCTCTGGGATGTCACTGTCGTGGTAATTGCCGTCCTCATCCCAGATTTGATAGGTGCGAAGGGAATGGTTGATTGTGACCATCCAAGGGGCGGGGGTATGGTTGCTTTGCATATTGTCTCCATTGGTTGACTTGGCGACGCCATCGTTAAACGCGCTGCGGGCTTGCGTCAAGCGCAAGAACGGGCGGGCATAGGGTGCGGCGGGGTGTCGCGGGGCGGGAAAGATGAATAGCGGGCCGATCCGCGCGCCCCCGTTACGGGTTTTGCGCGGTGAAAAGGCCGGAACCCGCCGGAATGTTGCCGCGTTACGGCATATAACGGTTCGTTACGGAAGCATAACCCGACCGTAATCACGGGTGTGGCGTAGCCACCCGTGACGGCTGTGCTGCTGCTGCTGGCGGGGGTATGGCAGGGGGCATAGCCTCCCGGCATGGGCGGGCTTGCGTTCATTCCATCATCCCATCGCCCCGGCAGGGCCGCGCCCCCATGCATCCCACGCGCCAGGATTGCACCCATGTTGCGCGGGACAACATCGATGTTGCTGGCCGAAACATTCTTCGACGGGGTGGGGTCGATATAGATATAGGCCCCCCCCACAAATGGGCCATGCAAAAGCATCCTTGCCCTACGCGCACCCAAAATTTGCCGAAAATCCCAAAACCAAGCCTTGCCCTACCCGCCATATTGACCCGGCGGTCAAATCTGGCCATATTCCAAGCGGATTTACCTAAATCTGGTGCAAAATGCCTTCCACATCTGACAAACAGCGTCGTTTCATAACTGCTGCGGCCCATGACCCCAAATTCGCTAAGAAAGCGGGCATTCCCACGAAAGTCGCCAAAGAATACAACCAGGCTGATAAAGGCCCTAAGCTGGCCAAAGCCATGAAAAACATGACACGGGACGACACATGAGCAAGGGCGCGTTCAAAAAGGGAAACACTGCCAGCCGGGGCGGCGGGCGTCCCAAAGGCTCCAAATGCAAGTCCACAATGAAAGCCCGCGAGATGATTGCGAGCTTCGTTGACGGCAATGCGGCCCGTCTAAACGAATGGCTGGAGGAAGTTTACCAGCAGGACGGCCCCCGCGCGGCGTTTAACTGCTTTTCCGACCTGATTGAGTACCATGTGCCCAAGCTGGCACGGAATGAAGTAACCGGCCCTGACGAAGGCCCAGTTGAATTGGTCATTTCGTGGCAAGAAAAGAAATAAGCATAGAGTACCAGCCTCGGGATGCGTTCATGCCATTCCACAACCGCACCCAGCGGTGGGCTTGCCTTGTGGCCCATCGTCGGGCTGGCAAGACGGTGGCGGCGGTCAATGACCTGATCCGCGCGGCGGTCACATGCAAGACGCCCAACCCGCAATTTGCCTACATTGCCCCGTTCCGCAGTCAGGCCAAGAGCGTGGCGTGGGACTATCTCAAGCGTTTTAGCAAGCCAATCACGAAAGCCGCCAATGAAGCCGAATTGCAGATTGATCTCATCTCTGGGGCGCGGATTCGGCTCTTTGGCGCTGATAACGCTGATGCCATGCGTGGTCTTGGCTTTGACGGCATCTTTATGGACGAATATGGCGATTTTCGGCCTTCTGTGTGGGGCCATGTCATTCGTCCCACGCTGTCTGACAAGCAGGGCTGGGCGGTGTTTGGCGGCACTCCAAAGGGCAAGAACCAGTTTTGGGACATCTACAAGACGGCTAAGGGCCTTCCGAAAGACTGGTTCCTTCTGAGGCTGACGGCCACTGACAGCCAGATACTGCCGCAGACGGAACTGGATGCGGTCAAGGCGCAGATCACGCCCGACCAGTACATGCAGGAATATGAATGCAGCTTTGAAGCTGCGATTCTAGGCGCATTCTATGGTGTCGAAATGCGCGAGGCTCAGGATCAGGGCCGGATCAGCAGCGTGGCTTATGATCCCAGCTTGCCAACTTACACGGCTTGGGACTTGGGCTTCCGTGATGACACAGCAATCTGGTGGTATCAGGTGGCCCGCAATGAAATTCACGTTATTGACTATTATGCAGTGTCTGGCGCTAGCATTGAAGACATTGCAAACGTAGTTATGAACAGGCCGTACCATTATGGCAAGCATTACCTGCCACATGACGCGCGGGCTAAGACACTTGCGGCGCAGGGCAAGTCAATCATAGAGCAACTGGCTGAACACCTTGGCTTGGCAAACATCAATGTCGTGCCTGATCTGGGCGTACAAGACGGCATCCAGGCTGTGCGTATGACGCTGCCGAAAGTCTGGTTTGACGAACTCAAGTGCGCTGAAGGCATTGAGGCATTGCGCCAGTATGAGCGCGAGTATGATGAAGACAAGAAGGCATTCCGGGCGGCTCCCAAGCACAATTGGTGCAGTCATCCGGCAGATGCGTTTAGAATGCTGGCTGTTGCATGGCGGGGCGAAGTGGCCCCTAAGATCATGGCGAGTGAGCGTCCACTTATTGTGGGCAGGACCAATACGGCCACATTGAATGATATGTGGGCGTCCCAGAAGACAAAGAGAAGGGCTAGACTATGAGCGGCGTAAACAACCCATATCGGTATTATTATGAGCATGTGGCGGCAAGTGCATCGGCTCAGGTTCTCGGTCCGACTGGCGCAGTAGGCGACTATTTGCATCGCCTGATCTGCACGGTCACGACTGGCGCGACTGGCAATGTCGTGATTGTCGATGGGACCGGCACGGGCATTCTTACGCATACTGTCCTTCCGGCCAGCGCGTCTGTAATCCCCGGCGTGTACAACATTGAATTCAATACCGTATCGGCTAACGGCGCGTGGAAGGTTACCACGGGCGCTGGCGTAGAAGTCATGGCTGTCGGCATCTTCACATGACCGCAGCATGGACGCGCAGCGAAGGTAAGAACAAGGCGGGCGGTTTAAACGCCAAGGGCCGTGCGTCTTATCATGCCCAGACGGGCGGGACGCTAAAGCCCCCGGTCAAGGGCGGTGACAATCCACGCCGCGCGTCATTCCTTGCCCGGATGGGTGGTATGCCTGGGCCGATGGAGAAGGATGGTAAGCCTACTCGCTTGGCACTGGCATTACGGGCTTGGGGCGCGTCCAGCAAGGCAGATGCTAAATCCAAGGCTGCAGCAATTTCTAGTCGTAACAAATAAGGAACATCACATGCCCATCGACCCACAGCGCCTAGCGCAGATCATGCAGCGTATGCAGTTGGCCCAGCCGGGCGGAGCCGGTGGCCCACCACCGGATATGGCCCCGCAGGGCGGTCC